GTCTTTTTGCATTCTCCATTGAGGAACTTCTTGTCCCTGATCAGAATACCATTCTAGTATGGCATCATTGATAATCTGACTGACTTCCATATTCCTCATCCTCCTCGTCAATGTCTGCATATGGGTTGTCCAAATAAGGTCCGTGTTGTCGTTTGGCATCTTCTCTGACATAATTGACTTCTGTTACACTAGAGGACAACCATAGAGATAATTTCATCACTAACCATATCACAATAATTGGTAAAAAACAAGCGATTAATACAAAAGGTTTCATTCTTCTTCTACATTAAGACACTTCTCAAACTTATCTCTCAACTCATTGATTCTAGTATTGTGTTGAAACTCCATAATGTAATCATTGATTTCTTTTTCTTCTTCTGAAAGAGGCATACGATATTTGAGTTTGATATCAATCAAACGCACCATATCCATATAATGTTCGGTGCCTTTGTGTATAAACTCTTCGTAGGTCATGGTTTATTTTGCACCAAGTGCTGCACGAGCGACTTTTTGTACCGCATCACCGGTAAAGTTTTTAACAGTACCTAGAAGGTGTCCTGCATAACGACCAGTTGCTTGATTTGCAGCAGATGCGACAACAGGAGCAATATTTGTCGGTGCCTGTGGTTCAGATTGACTGCGACCAAAATCTGGTTTATTTACTTGAGTAGTTTTTTTAATTCTTTGAGATGCTTGATTAATACTAGATGATTCTGCATCTAGATCCGCTTGAGTAAGTTCTGAAATAAACTGTTTGAATGTTTTCATTAGTCTCTTTGTCTCCAATCGGTTTGATCTTCATCACGCTTAAACCAATCGTGTAGATCATCTGGATTATCAAAACCACGACGACCAAATCGTTCGTGTCCTAATCCACCAATATCAAGTTGGTTCATAAAATCGTCCATCGCATCCATATCAGGGTTTTCTGCTCTCCTTCTTGCCTGACGGAGTATAGTGGCAGCAGAGCGATTTGCTTTTGCAAGTTTCTCTGCCCAGATCATATCTTGTAAACTCACTTCTTCATGAAGAACGATCTTCTCACAAATTGCTTCCAATCTTAATCTATACTGCGTAGAGAGCATATGATTTTTTAAATATAAAGTTATTTATTAGGTGATTATATCACTAAAAGTATACTTTAACAATTTCAGTATCAGGATCCACATAAAAATGACCTTGAAAAGTAATCCTATGTTCCCCCTTTTTTAATGAAAAAGAACCTATTCTATGTGGAATCATTCCATGCCAAAAATGAAGAGTTCCATACTTATAAGTAATTTGTTCTGACTTATTCTTATCGTATACTTCTAGATGAGCAGGAGTTTCTGGAGATTCTATAAGAGTAACAAAGGATCTAATATTGTTTTCATCGACTTTTGGATAGTAATCTAAGATACCACTATCTTGATGTATAGAATATTGTGCGTTTTCTACTTCGTATTCACCAAAAATATGAAAACCAGGTACAGTTAGTGAGTCGTCAAAATTTACGGATGATACATTAAAAGTTGTTTTGATAGTTTCAAATAATTTTTGATATAACCAATTGAAATGATAATTTAGATCTTTTTGTAAAGTGAAATTTATTTCATCGGTTGAGCCAATATTTCCCTTAGAATGAAGTAAATATATCGCATCTCCGAGAACATGTTGCGCTTTCTCTTTTTCTTGAACAAAATTTTTGAGTTGATCGTACTTTTTATATTCTAAAATAGGTTTCCAACTTGATTTAAGATCATAAACTTTTTGTTTTATTAAATCAATTTCTTCACTACTTAAAAAATTTTCTACATTATGAACAAATACACTCATCTTTCAATATAACTTAAAGTATGATTCGTTGCACTTAATTGTTGAATAATTATATCACATCCAATCTTTGGATTGCAATTTCCGCAAGTATAAACATCCGCTGCTGCTTTACCTTCTTCAGGCCATGTATGAATGCTAATGTGACTCTCAGATAATAAACAAATTACAGTAACTCCTTGTGGGTCAAACTTCTTAAAAATTGTTTGACATACTGTTGCACCACTTGCGGTGGCTGCATTTTCTAAAAGATCCATAAGAAAATGCTCATCGTTCAAGTGACCGAATGAGCATCCAAACAAGTTGAGAAGATAGTGTTTTCCCATCTACACAGGATTATCCTCCTGATCCTTGAGTAAGCGACTTACGATTTGTTCTCTTCCGTCCATCATAGCTACCGTGTAAATAGATGATCGCATATACCGTTTGATTTTTTTATATTGTTTTTTTACTTCTTTGAGTGCATCAAGATTCATCTCGACATTCATATCACCAGATACTACTTTTTTTTCTTCTTCTCCGATGGTTGGTAGTTCCAACTTTTCGGATTGATCGTTCCGTCCGTCCATTTAATACCTCTCACATCTCTATATTTGTCCCAATAATGATCAAAAATGTCTGCCTGTGATCCAGCCTGAACCACATCGTATTGAGTAGAATCATCTACTCCATATGAAACCAAATAAGAATCTCTTGGTAGATTTTTGCTTTTAGCAGCAGATGGATCACAATTTGCATGAATAATATTTAAAGACATATCACGAACGATTCCCCCACTGGATATCAGGATACGCCTCAGAAACAAGTTCTTTGGTGATGTTATATTTAGTTTGTAATTTTTTATCCTTTACAAGACATAACACTTCTGCCTCTCCAGGATGTAGAGATTCAAGAATATTAATGAACAGAGTTTCTTTACGAAGTCTGTTCATTGCATCATTACCACCTTTTACAAAGTTATAAAGTTTATTCCACTCTTTACGAATATTGGAAGATGGTTTAACTTCTTCAGCATTTTCTCTAGGTTGAATAGGCACATCTCCTTCTGGAATGGCAGATTGAACACTAGAATCAAAATTCCAAATTAAAAGAGATTTAATAAAATTCTCATTGTATTGTTGGAGAATGTCGATCTTTTTTTCTTTCGTTCTCTCTGCAACAACAGCTGCAAAGATTTCATGAACATAAGAATTTGGAGTCAATTCAACTTTCTCTACAGCCTTTGTTACTCTAGGAGTTGTTGTCTTTTTTGCGACTGGTTTTTTTGTAGTTGATGAAGATCTTCTACTACTCGTCGTCGTCTTCTTCGTGGTCGTCATAGCTATTTTCAAATCGTACTGCAACTATTTCATCGGGAATGATATTCCCATCTTCGTCAAACATTTCTGGATGAGCGAATACTTGTTGAGGGGTGGAAAAAACTACATGTTCCTTCCATAACCAACCAACTACACCACCAACTATCAAAAACAAAAACGAAATTAAACAAAAGATGGCGATTACGGGTGCTGTCATGGCCCTACCTCCGAAAGATTACTTTTTCTTGATATCTAATGAAAAGTCTAGATAAAGATGAATCTCTCTTCTAAAGAAAGATACCATCTTACCAAAACTAAACTGAAATGTTTTTGGTGCTTCAGGCTCTTTCCTCCTTTTTCTTAACAATAATTCCACACCTCTATTTATGTGAAGCTCTTGAGGCTCACTCATAATTAAATTACCGACATCTCTTTAAGATACTGAATCGTGTCCGTGCATCCTCCAAGATGTCTATTATCTACTACAACTTGTGGAAATGTAGCGTCTTTCCCAAATTCAGAAAAGAATTCCTTTTTTGTAAAATGTTCATCTAGATTATAGACGACAAAATCTTTCCCACAAAGTTCAAGAACTTGTTTTACTTTATAACAATAAGGACAATCTGATTTAGAATAAACAGTAAACTTCATTTGGTCTGTTAGATTTTTAAATATTTAGAGTTGCGATTCATGTTAAATACTACACCAAAATGTAGTGTGTGTCAATGTTTATTATTCAAACATAATATGCCCATTTCGCCATTTTGTCGTGTCAGGGGGATCACATTTTGCGTCCCAAGACCGCACAAGCAATTGCGTAAAAAGTTCCATTTTTTCTGGGTGAACCGAAGCAGGATTATCATTAATAGCCTGTTTAAGGGCAACCAGTTCTTTCCACTCCGCATCCGTAAGTTGTTCAGTCTTTGGTTGCGAGTAAGTCATTAAATCTCCGAGTAATTGTGTTGAAATTCTAACATATAATCTATTAATATCTATGCCACTTTATAATATCTTTAGATTTGGGTTATGAAACTTCAATGACCTGAGAAACGCACTTACCACCAAAACCAAATGAGTTATTAAGAGTTCTTAGAGAATCACCAACCATTTTAGTTGGTCTACGAACTAATACTTTATGCACATCATATGAACATTCTACCAGATTTTGACAATGCGGAATCGTTTTGTTTTTCATTGATTCTATCGCGTAGATTGTTTCCAACACACCCGCAGCAGCTAAAGTGTGACCGATTTTACTTTTGGGAGCATAGATGGGGACATTGTTAAATCTTTCTGTTACAACTTTATATTCAATGGGATCACCAGAGGGAGTAGAAGTTGCATGAGCAGAAACTACATCGATAAAACCAATTCCTCTTGTTGCCTTGTCTATGGCAATCTTTGACCCTCTCCCATCTTCAGCTGGGTTAGTTAAGTCAAATGCATCAGAACCTGCACCCACAGGATAAAGTTTCGCATGAATCGTACTACCAAACTCTTTAACTTTTTCTGGACTTTGTAGTATCAATATTCCACAACCCTCTCCCATTATAAATCCTTCCCGAGAATCATCAAATGGACAGTTGTGGTTACCTAATGCTCCAATACCAGCAAAATATTTTAGAGCCATTTCAAATACACCTGCATCTGATCCGCCTACAATTACATAATCATATTCATCAAGTAACCGCATACCGGCATCAATTGTATAAAGACCCGTAGCACATGATGCATATATGGAATATGATGCTCCCATAAATCCATAATGAGTACAAATATGTGCAGGAATCATATCAGGGATTCTATTTACAATTTTGAAGGGATTTGCTCTCTTATTATTTTTAAGTTTTGGATATCCCTCATCAAGAAACTCTACATCATTAGATACAGAAGAAACGATGACTGCAACATTCTTAGACAAAGGTAGTCCAGACATCTTAAGTGCTTGATCAGTAGCATGAAGTGCAAATTGTTCTGCACGAGTCATTACAGATCTTTGTTTCGATGTAAATTCATCAGGAACCTGAAGAAGTTCATCGTTTACACGAATTCCATGTTGAATCTTATGGTCTCCCATAAAATCAAGTTCAACATTATAATCTGTGTTATTGATTAGGTTAGAAAAACAATCACTCGGATTATTTCCAAGTGCATCAATGATGCCGTACCCAACGACATATCCAGGAGAATACATAATTAAACTTCGTAACGACTTCCGTTGGATCTTGTTCTTTGTTTGAATCGAGGATGATTAATGGGTTCAAATCCATTACCTTGACCAGCTTCGCCAGTACATCTAGCCCATTGATGACCGAAGATTCGGTGTTTAGAAAATCCACCCGATTCCCATATTCTACCACGTTTTTCCGATCCAGCAACAACCTTTGTTACATCTTGGTTGTTATAATAAACATCACCAAAATTTGGATCGCACGGAAATAATGAAGCTAAAGATCCTGGTTTAAATAAACTACTAGTCTGAACATAATTTAAATACACCGATCTATATTTCATGAAGAAATAAATTGGTCTAGTTGTTGGATCCAATAGCCAATCTAAAGTATAAACCAATTCATGATCGTTAGTAATTAATTCTCTAAACCAGTTGAGTTCTTGTCTAATATAATCAAGTTCGATATAATAACCATCCAATTTTGTTAGGGTGCCAAAAAGGGTGTGAATTTCATCGAGAGCAAATTCGTATGGAGTTCTACGCATCACTCTAAGAACAGCCTTATCAAAACGATAATCAACCCATCTACGAGAATAAGTTAATTCATTTTCATCAAAGTATTCTTGAACAAGATTTTCAATGTCTTTACCATTAATATCGTATGATGGACAATTTTTTCTATTTTTAAATCTACGATACCAACTCATTCTTTTTTATCCAAAAAACTTTCAAGAGCGTCAAGGTCATCTTTAAATTCTTTTTCTCTTTTCTTTGAATGGTAAAATTCCCATAGAGCATTATGAACATCCATGAGATTATCTACCCAAAATCCTGCAGGATAGATTCCAAGAGAGCTCATCAGACCGCGATGACTGGTTCCCTCTTGTTCTGCCTTACACATAATATGACAGATTGCCTGCACCATGTCCATCTTATCTTCTTCAGAAAGCATAAAATACTTTCCTATTGCCCGTTCCTTAGCATCTCGATTTGCTTTCTGAAGTTCTTTGAACGAATCAGAATCCCACCACTCTTGAAGTTTTTTACCGAACTCCTTGGGTTGTTTTTCATCCATAGTGATACTGTCTCCATTCCTCAACATTAGTTTTTTCAAGATCAAAAAGTATTTTACTAACAGGAGCTCTTGGTTTTCTAACCAATTTCATCCCAGTATGTTCTAAAAGCATGTTTCCTTTTTTGGTGTTACAAGAAGAACAAGCAACCACTAAGTTTTCCCACGAATCTTCACCGCCTTTTGAACGAGGGATTACATGATCTATAGTTAGTTTAGACTTAGCACCGCAGTATTGGCAAGTATGATTATCCCTTTTATAGATCATGGATCTAGTAGGAGAAATACTTAAAATTTTAGATAGAGGTAACTTCACATAATCTAGAAGTCGGATAACTCTACTTGAAAGAACTTGTGCTTTTTCTTTTAGAAGTAGAACGATTGCTCGTTTCCAATTTGTAAAATTGATTGGTTCATAACTAGAATTTAAAACCAATATTGTCTTGTAGGGTTCTATTGGTAACTCACGCATGACCTTTTTTATGAGCTTACACTATCTAGTCAAGATCCAAAAGGGCCCCAACGACCTCTTTTGTTATCATCATCACCATTCATCCTTGATTCAAGTTTATCCATAAGTTGATCTGCTGCAATCAAACCGTCAATCTCCATGATCATCTCTGCAATATGTTTCCCAACAAATGGTTTCTCTTGACGAGCAGCATAAGCAAGTGCGTTACGCAGAGATTGTTCTGCTTCTCTTAGACTAGTTTCAACAGATTCGGATAATGCCATAATTAAAGAGTAAGAGTTGATCGTTTTTGTTGGAATTCTTCTACAATTTCAAGAATTCTTCTGGATGTTTTCTTTGCTGCTTTCTCGTCCCAACTTTCGTGAGAAACATTTAGAAGATACATCTCGTTTGAGATAGCATCAACAAGTATATCATAGTTAGTCATTTTTGCCCATAGAGTAGATTGTGATAATAGAGAACCTCTGGATTATCCAAGTCTTTACAACGGGGATAAAAGATGCCATCCTTGTAGCAGGCATTCTTGGGGTCTTGTTTATCATATTTTACCACATTTGCGGGATAATCCCTAATGTTGCAGAGTTCTCCCTGACGATAAACAAAGTTCTCCATACACAGAGCCCCAGCAAATGGTGCCAGGAACTTTAGC